TTGTTAATACAGATGTTACAGAACCTTCTGCCATAGCTCCAACATCTTCCGGAGTATATACCGGTCTTGTTTCTGCTTTCGCCCACGTTGGAACTGTAGGGTCTATTTCTTCAACCTCTCCAATGATTTCATTACCATTTAATTTAGGCTTGTTCTTTAGCTTGTTGTAATCACTTGTACCTTCAACAAACTTCTCATCTAAGCCTAAAGTTAATGTTTCTTTATCTTCATTGATTTCAATTTGAAGCTTGTCTGATTCATCTTGTATATTCATTTGAATATCTTGCATTAGAATCATGTAATCACTTCCTTATTCAATACTCTATATACCTTTGTTGTCTTGATAGGAGAAGCAATAGCAACTCCTCCTTTTGTAATCATTCTTAATTGAATGTTACAAGTTCCCTCTTTGAAATTGAGCGTTTCTTCTTGACTCAACAACACTGAAATAACATTTCCTTCAATGTCTAAATCACTTTGTTCTTTTTTCAAGATATATCCGTTCTGTTCAAATACCACATAGATATTCTGCATTTCATTTAAATCAATATCATTTATTGTTATTTGAATTGTTGGCGTAGTTCCTTGTCTCATGATTTCACCTTGTAAGTCCAATCTTTACCTACTTCACCTTTATCAACTTCATACGCCCAATCTGCTAGAATCTCATGACCATTCTCATCTACTAGCGTTCCATCTTCTGTTAATAGAATTGTGGTGAAATGGTTCTCCATAATCATCTTTTCAATATTTGAAATTCTGTTCGATAGTTTTCCTGCCGTATTTGCGTCTAACGTATCTTTTACAGTTTCAAACCAATCATTGAATTCTGTTCTATTTGCATTCATTTCAGATTCATTCTGAGCCTTAATTTCTTTGAATAGCTCCGTTACTTGAGTGAATAAATCCAACGATTGAACGCTATTAATTGCGCTTGTAACTGCTCCACAACGTGTAGAATCTAATCTTGTATCAGTAATATCTGAGCCTTTAACTTCGTTCGAATTGCCTGTTACTGTTACCGTAGCTAATACTAAATCGTAAATAGAATCACTTCTTGTAATTCCATCATTGATATCACTTGCTACTAATGTAATGTTTCTGTATGCGTCATTATCATTCAATCTAAGAATGATATTGTAGCTTTTAGTAGCGCTATTCTTTTCTAGTGTGATGGTTTCGTCATCTTTCTGCCAATAGAACGCTCCATTAATATTCGCTCGTCCTGCCTTAACTGTAAGTGTTAAGCCTTGAGCTTTCTCAACTCTTAAATGGTCTGAACTAGAATCATCTACGAACACTCCATTTGTAAAATAACTTGAGAACAATCTTCTGAAAGCGTCATATAATACTAATCTATCACCATTTCTTGAGACGAATGGAAAATATGTAGTTGCTATTCTTCGTCATCCCCCTCTCCATCATCTTGAATTTCTTCATTTAATAATTCCGTAGCTTCTTCTTCAGTAAAGCCGTATTGCTTCATAAAGTACATAATCTTTAATCTTGGAATATCAAATGTTAATGCGTCGTTTCTTAACGCTTGTGCAGTGCTTTGCTTATCCTCAATATATGTATCGTCATAATCAATTGCAATGTCTAATGAATTGATATTAAGCTTTCTGCCTTGTGTTAATTCATAGAAGTATGCTATTGCTTGAATAATATCTTGAATATATGCAGTAGATTCTTTACGTTGTGAGTTTACTTCCTTCATTGCGTCTTGATTCTCACCAATGTATTCTGTAGCCGTCACGATTCTTCCACTTTCAAAGGTGTATTTCTTTGTACCGAATCCAAACATCATTGATAAGATACTTAACGCAGTTTCTAACGATTGCACAACTTCTTGTGTTCTTACTGTTGGATTGTATTCTTGCCATAAAGCTTTTTCTTCCGGTAGCTTGTCTCTACCTAACTGAACGAATATCTTTTTCATTTGTGGATTCATTTTAATCTTTCCATTCTCGTCTTTCTGCATTAATGCTTCATTCACAAGAACGATTTTATCCGATTTCAATAAATCTCTATTCCACATTGTCATTGTTAAATCAATTGTTTTTAGTGGAGCGATTGCACTCCAAATTTTAGGTAAGCCGTACCCTTGCATTTGTAAGTTGTTCACCTTTGCGTTTCTCATGATTGCAAACGGCTTTACAACATCTAATTGAACAATCTGAGCACGGTCTTTTATTTCTTCGCCTGTATCTTTGAAGTAATGTGTTTCTGCAATGTATCTTTCGTCTTGTCCTTTTAAGAACATGACCATCACATATACTTTCTTTAGTTTCTCATAATTTACTCCAACGAAAGCAACTTCCACAATTTCATCATTTATAACAGTTAATGGAAGGATATTCATTGAATCACAATAGTTGATTCTGATTTCTCCTCCACTGAATGTACCATCTTCATAAATCTCGGCATTTGATACAGTAACATAAGCTCCTACTGTTCCGTTTGCGGACATTTGCTCAGCTTGTTTCCTGTACATTACATCAAATCTATTCTTGTTTAGAATATCTGAGATAATGTCATTTGTAGCACTGTCCTCTGTTGCGTTTATATCTAGGATTTCAATAAGGTTTGCGTCATCCTCACACAAACGCTTTGCAAAGTCTGTCTTATCAAGTGTGTATTCCTCGTTATTTAAGGTGTATGCCGTATGAAATTCTGTTTCGGTATTTGTATACCACTTATTGCACAATTCAATAATCTCAATTGCGTTTGTATCTACATAATACCCTCTTTCGTTAAGGTAGTTTTGAAACCACGGTCTACGTGTGTTAGATGTTTCTATTTCTTACCTCCTTAAATCTATATATCCACTATGTGTGATAAATGTATAGCAGAACGAATCCCAATCATCATTGATATTGTTTACGTTCTCATCTTTTGGAATGTCTTTTTTTTCATCCCATACTAATTCGCTCAATGCATTTATTAAGTTCTTACAATGTTCTTCTATCTTCAACCTACCTGTTACAAGTAAGCTATCAACCGTTATAGGACGGTCTGTAAGCTCGTTCTTTTTTACCGGTGCAATTATACTACCGTCTAATCCTTCGGCGTAAAAATAAGCTCTAAGCGTGTTTATGAGTGTATTAGAAGCACTGTCCGGAAATATCCACTCTACATATCCGTAACATTCAACACAACGCTTATAGAACCTTACAAATGCTTTGCAAAATTTTGTAGCGTCTATTGAGTTTGACTTCTCCATGTCTCCCTCATCAAGTGCCCACATATAATCCCAATCATTTGTAAACCCTGTTAAGTGCCATGAATACTTTGAACCATTGTCTCCAAAGTCAACGCCTATGATTAAATGACTGAACCTTTTCCCTTCTTCCTTCATCTTTTCTTTTAGACTTTGATATTTGAATAGGTAAGGCTTACAATCATTAGCAAAATAAGGGAACACAAGTCCTTCGGCAACCATTCTTTCCCCTAGAATATCTCGCTTGTACCATACTGAATTCATGTCATATTTGCTTTTGATTTCTTCGATTCTTTCTTGGCTCATTGTAGCGTTGTCAAAAATATTGAAGTGCTCATATCTGTACCAATCTAATCCCATAAATTTATCTATGTAATTCTTATAGATGTCTGCATTTGGGTTTGATGGGTTTAAATCCCATAATGTAAATGGGTGTACGCTTGCAATCTGTCTTGCCATCGCTACCTTGATAAAGCTTGTTCTAGAATCATCACAATCGTAATGCTCATTTATTTCGGTCGCTATCCATCCTCCATATGAGTTACCTAATATACTCTTATATGAATCGGACTTTCCACCACCTGTAAATATCACTATCTTTTCGCCTGTCTTTGTTCGGACAAATAATGCTTCGTTTGATTTGTATTTGCCCCAACGACAACGCCCACGAAAGATATGCTCTAAGCCGAAACCATTGCAGTCACCTATATTTAATTTTGCATTCGGTAAGCTTGACCCACTCGCTAAATGTATTTTATCTTCACATGTTTCTAAATACATTGAAAAGATTATGCAGTGGTCAATCGTTTTGCCACTTCGTACCGCTCCTTCTGCTACACTTTGTTTGTAATTTAGGGCGGTCTTAATATAGTTCTTGTGTTTATCTGAAAATTTCCCCCAAGGAATCGTTCTAGTCATCATTTTAATAAATCTGCCAAAGGTGTTAAGTCCTCAATCTCATGTGTCATTGTTTGTTCAACCTTTTCGGACTGTCCAAGCATTTGTTTACCTAACCAAATAAGCATGGTCGTATTCCCTTTTGAAGCTTTGTCAAATTGCATACGTCTTAAACTTCTTTTTGAGTGACTTATACCTTTTTTATATGTCTGACAAAACTTTCTATTTCTTAATAATGTTCTTACTGAACATCCTAGGAAATCTGCAATTTCTTCTTGAGTACATCCAATAGAAGCAAGCTTTTCAACTGCTTCATAATCAATCTTTATTCTTGGGCGTCCTCCTGCGTGTTTCTCTGCTATTTTAATACCCCCTATAATAACAATCATATTGATTCAATTGCTTTTTAAGCCTTTGTAATCTTTTCCTTAAATCTCTTTTTCTATATTCTGATGTAGTGTTTTCTAATTCTTCTTCAACGCTTTTCATTTGGCGTAAATGTTCTTCTCTAGACGTGTCTTGCTTCTTCTGTTTCAAGTTCTGTAATCTCCTCTGTTCTTTTTAAGAATGTTACTGAATTATCATATTCATAAATGATGTCATTATTTTCATCAAATCCTACAGGCTTTAGAACCTTTTCAAAAATCTTATAAGGTGATTGTCCTGCTTTTGGTGAATTCCATAAATAATGCAAATAATCTTTCATTGTCATTCCTGCATATTTTGCTCTAGCTTCTGATGTATTTGTATTGAAACCCACCGCTTTGTTACGTTCAAAGTCTAAGAAGTACATATCCTTTTCAATATCTTTCCAATGTACTCTTCCATGTTTCTTTGCAATTTGTAAAGCTCCACTAAAGTTTCCTCTTGAGTAATCCCAATTCTTATTTAATGCGCAACAACAACAGTTATTCGAGCATTCTTTAAAGTGTGCGTCTGATACATAGAATCTCATGCCTAATTCATCACATAGCTCTTTCATCTTTTGAATGTATTTAGCCTTTACTTTTCTGTTAAGTCTTAAATATCCACTTCCATTTGAATGTTTTCTATAGAAATCTACAATATCAAATCCTGCACATTCACTAATCACATCATAATGCTCCTTAGCTTGCTTAATAGAGCGCATTTCTAAGCAAAAGAACTCCGTAGTAACTGCCGTTGCTCCTGCCTTTTTGGCTTCTCTAATTAAATCTAGATAGGTTTTATCTGATACACCTACAATAAATGGACGCAACCTTAAAGTTGCACCACCTTTTGATAATTCAGTATATTTTTTCATTGCTTCAAGTCTTTTTCTTGGGCTTGGAACACCTACTTCGATTTTTCTTGCGTCCTCTTCATCTAGTGTGATGATACTAAACTTAACATTCCAATTGTCTGCACCTTTGAATAATTCTTGATATTTAGGGTCGTTAAATACCCATGCCGATTTCGTACTAAAACAGATAGGATAGTTAATAGATTTCAAATACTTGAGCATTTCATAGGTTTTACCATATTTCTTTTCATATCCGTCGAATTGGTCTGATAATCCACCATATTGAATAGGACGTCTGTCTTTAATGTATTTATAGAATTGTGATTTTGTATCTTCTCCACTGAAAATCTTTTTGCATTTCTCAACATTGATACATTTCACATCTTTATTGAGATATGCTTCTTTACTTGCACCAATACCTCTTTGATATTGGCTAAAACAATAAACGCACCCAAATGAACAATTGGAATATGTATCAAATGTCACCGGTAATGAGCAATCTGCGATTTCTCCTTGTCTTATTAATCTAAGGCATAACTCATAATAATCTAAGATTTTCATTTTTTCATCATATGCAATCCTGTTATTTTTTATAATGAAATTAAATCCGCCTTGTAAAAGCGTGTTATATGAATATTGTTCACCTGTCCTATTTAGCTTTGAAATGTTCATTTTATTGTCGGTTGATATTACACCGGCATAATTAATTCCGTTTTTTTGCATAAAATCAAATATCTTTTTAACTTCACGCTCAAAGTTATTTGTCAAATTTATTAAACGTCCACATTTAGTTTCAGAACATTCATGCCATTTTTGGAAGCTCCTTATATCATCATCTAACAATAGTATTTTTGAACCATCTTCAAATTGATTTAGGCATGTATTCCTATTGAATGATACATACATCCCTTCTCTTAAAATGATTCTCGCTCGGCTTCCTAAATTCTGCCTGTAAGCTTTATAATCATTTGAATCATTTAAACACACAACGATTCTTTCATCTTCAATTCCACATTCTTTTAATGCGTGATACGTTTTACATTTTGGTCTATGGTAACTAGCTATTGCATAATAGATGTTATTCATGCATTAATTCCTTGATGTCGTAACATACTTTCAATTCAGTTACCTGCAAGAGTTTCTCTAAGAATAGTTGCTCTTCCTCTGTTTCGTATGTAATGATTACACGTTGCTTTTTTAGCATATCTTATGAATGTTCGCTAAATGCGTCCATAAGCTCGTTGTCATATCCTTCTGCTTCCATGTCCTCAGTTAATGCACTAATCTCAAAATCGCCGAACCCGAAATCTCTCATATCGATTCCATCAATTTCTTCTAGTTCTTCCATTTCTGTCTTTAATGCGTCTAAATCCCACGAAGCTTTTTCTGCCGTTTTATTATCTGCAATTCTAAATACTTTTACTTGCTCATCTGTTAAATTATCTGCAACCACGCAAGGAACAGTTTCTAAGCCTAATTCTTGACTAGCTTTATATCGTGTATAACCTGCAACAATCACTCCATTTTTATCAATAATAATAGGGACTATGAAACCGAATTCCTCAATAGAATTTTTAGCAAATTTCACTGCTCCATCATTGATTCTAGGGTTATTCTCATAAGGTTTTATCTCATTTAATCTTTTTTCAACAATGCTCATTATTCTCCCTCCTTTTAAACTTATAGAGCTTCATTTACGTTTAAACAAGTATTTGTATTCTTGATGTATTCATCAACGTATAATTCCTTTTTATCGCCGTTATACGTTACTTCATAATAGTTATCTGTGCTCATAGCACTAATCAATGCTTTATTGTTTTGAAGCACTTTAACCATCCACACAACGAACATTTCACTGATTGCAATATTTGGGTTTACTTGAAATACTGCGTTCATTGCTAATTCTTGAAATTCTTTTGAACCCATATTCTCCTCCTTATTATTAAAAGAACCGAGACAAATGCTCGGTAATATATCAAAGCCTAACGGCATGCCATTGTTGGTATTTAATATCTAATTTGGGAAGGACTTACTGATAGGCTTTGTAAACATGGTTGCAGGAGAAGGATTTGCACCGTTCGACCTCTAGCTAATAAGACTAGTGAGCTACTACTGCTCTATCCTGCTAAAACAATTATTACATGAAAAAATGCTCACATTGTGAGCACTTTCTTTAAATTCTTGTTTATCTTTCTTGGAATTTCTTCTCGAGCATAACCTACAATATTAGATGTCTTTTCTGCACTGAATCCCTTTATATATCTATACTCAATCATGGCTCGAGTCGTATCATCAAGTTGGCTTAATTTGTCTTTTACATAGTTCATTCTTCTTGCATAATCTGCATGAGCTAAGAATAGCTCGGCTTTTAAAGGATAAATAGCTTCATCCCTTTGTAGCTCCGCTATCTTTTGCTCATAGTATGTATAAGATTGGCATTCACACAAGAAGTGTCTCTTAATATCTTCATATGTGCTCATGAACTGTATACCTTATACAATCTATCCTTTAATTCGCCAACTTCACTTCTTAATTTCTTGATTTCTTTAGCTTGAGTATGAATTGTTGCGTTTCTTTCTTTTAAAGTCTGCTCCAATTCAATATTCTTCCTTCCTAATCTGTTATTCTTAGAAATTAACTCTTTAATCCTTTCTTCATAATTCATTTCTATTAAAACCACCTCCTAGAATGGTAAATCATCTGAAGCAATATCTAAATCACTTCCATCATTATATTCTTGTTGCGCAATTTGTTGTGTTAAGCTTTGTTGCGTATATGTATTTTGAACGCCGTAAGTGTTGTTATTCACTTGATATGGTTGTTGGTATGTATTTACATTCGGATTGTAGTTTTGCCCATTAGAAGCGTTTTTAGGTGGCAATTTCACGTTATAAGCTACAATCTCAGTAATGTAAACTTTTTGCCCTTGTTGATTCTCATAATTTCTAACACTGATTCTTCCTTCTACTGTAACTAAATCACCTTTCTTGCAATACATATTTACAATATCGGCTAATTTATTCCATGCTACGCAATTAATAAAATCTGTATTATCATTGATTCCATTTACTGCTACTGTAAATTTTGCTACGCTATTTCCTTTTTGTGTTTTAGACAACTCAATATCTTTAGTTAAGTGTCCTGCTATTACTGCTACATTAATCATTTTCATTCTCCTTTTAACTCATTAATTTATTTTTGTAACGATTATCCAATTCTTCCATAACATGCTTTCCACCATATAGTTTAGATGCGTAAACAATGTAGTCTAATTCATCTAGCATACTGTTCATCAAGTCTTTATTGGTACAGACAAATTTAATATTCTTTTGCAAAGATAAATAAGTTTGCTCAATTTGTTTATCAATTTCAGAAGCACTGCTTTTATCTAATCTGATAAAAGTATTTATTTTTATAGCATCTTCTCTTTGTTTTTTCCTTTCCTTTTCTAAGTTTTTTTTCAATTCTTTATTAATCATTTTCATTATCTCCTTTTAATGACTGCCCACAGAATGGACAACGAGGATAGTATTTGTTTCCATGATATGTTGGAATTGGAACAACTCCATGTTTACAAGTTGGACAACATAACATCAAATCACCGCATGGTCCAAATTCAATATCTATAGGTTTCTTTGGTGTTTCTTTATCCGTTAGATTTCTCAATAATTGAAAATATACCTTTGCACGAGCAGTCTCTTCTATGTCTGCTACTTTGCACGTAATTTGATGTTCTTTTTCAAGAGCTTCCAACACTTCTTCATATTTATTCATTTTCTTGCTCCTTATAAGGCTTTGGTAATGGCATCCAAGCTAAACCTTAAAAATCTATTTCACTATCAAGCTCATAATCATAATCATAGCCTTTACTGCTAATGAGCCATCTATCTTGCCATACGTCCTCACCATCACTAACAAGTATTTCCTCATCAACTTCAGGAACTAGACAATCGAGACAAACTGTAACCTCGTTTTTTGGTGGAAATAGAATCCACTCAGGCAAATCTGCTTTATAGACTAACTCCTGTAATGTTCCACATGCGTTCGAATAAAAGTCTTGTAAATATCTCTGAGTGTGATATCCATCACCACTTTCATCTAACACTATATTTCTAATCTTGTTTAAAGTTTCTTGATATTTATTCATTTTCATCTACCTCTAACTCACTAAATTCTGATTCTATTAAATCCTCATAGGTTTCGTAAGGTTCACTACTTTCTTTTGAGTAATAAACAAATGTACTTCCAGCCCTACCATCACTTTCCAAACTATCAAACAAATCATATAAACTACCGCCATAATTATCTATTTCTTCAGATAAATCATCTTCGCAGTAAATGAGTCCACCATATTCATATCTTTTATTCATATACCTTTATCTCCCTTTTTAGCTCGTCAATAGCTTCTAAAACATATTTCAAATCCATATCAAAGTTGCTAACCAAATCTGCCATAACGCAATTTGAATAGCCTTGTAACGCACTTGATAATGTAGAGTGAAAGGAAATCTGTTTCTTGATTTCCGTTTTAACTCCGTCTTTGCTAACTTGAATTGCATCTTGAACTAGCGTGAAGCTTTTTCCATCAGATATAATTCCGTATCCATTTTTTAATTTAATCATCTTCATCTTCTTCTTTCTCTTTCACTAATTCTTCATATTTATCGAGTATAAATGCATCCATTTCTTGCTTTGTGAAACCTAGTTTTAATAATTCATCTTTACAATTCATTCCATAATTCCATATATCATCACTCAATAATTCCTCTAGTGAATCATTATTAACATCTATATATTTACATCTGTATTCTAAGATGTATTGTTTATACTGCTCTATTTTTTCTGCCAAATCATTTATTTCTTTTTTGGCTTGTGCAACATCTTCACTATGTGATTCTTGCTCATCTTTTAGTTCTCTTTTTAAGTGCTCACTATTAAATTTCAATATGTCATATTCTCTCAATGACATTTGCACAAAACTTTCCATTAAAAGTCATCCTCCTTTGGCGGTAAGCATCTAACTACTAAACCACTTTGAAGAAAATCTCTAATCATGTCTTCGTATTCTTCTTTTGTAAATTTATTCAAATCAATATCAAATGGCATAATTTTACATCCATATTTCCTATTTATTTCATGATATTCTTCAAATGTCATACCTCGACATCCTCATCTTGTGGCATTTGGAATGTTTCACCGTATGAACATTCGTACCATTCTTGAATATCGTTTAAAACTGCTAAAGCTTTATATTTAGTAGTATATGTACCTAAACAAACGCTTATACCGCTTTTGCCACTTAATGTAATCACTGCATATTTAACGCCGTGTTCTTCAATTGCGAAAAAGTCGCAATCCATTAAAATTTTTCCACATTGGCTTCTAACCCACATACGCTAGTACCCCTCCTTCAATCTTTGATAGTTGATTTTATTCTTTCCACAATAAGCGTCATAAACCTGTTCAATTGTGAATCCTAGGTATTCTGTGACTGCAATTAATATTTCAAGCGCATGATGACAACAACTAGCTATATCAACCAATGCATAAGGTAATTCATAAGAATTTGCTCTCATTTGTTCCAATAATCTATTGGCTTCGCCTTTTTCTTTTTCAAATTCATACAATGACATTTCGCCAAGGTTGATATTATTTTGATAACTTAATACAAAATGCCAAATATCAACTAATTCGCCTAATACCTTTCCCATATCTACCGGAGGTTGTGTTTTTTTCCACCAACACCAATCTCCTTTTAATTCATGTGTTAATTCTCCTACTTCGTCAAGGATTGCAAAAGCGAGTTTATCATCAGTAATCTTCTTTAATCCATATGCGCTCATAATTGATTTATCTAATTTGGCTTGCTTATGTAACATTTCTTTAATTAAATCGTATTCTTTAATTGTCATGTTTTTTAATCTCTCTTTCTAAATACAATTTATCTAATTTTTCTTTTACAATATCTTCTAATTCTTCAAGTTCCATAATACTTTCAAAGCCTAATACACTGCGTCCCGTAATTAATTCCTTATACTTAGCCATATAATAGTCAGATTTAGATAAGTCCTCTTCATGTCCCTTATCTGAAGCTCTGTATCTATATTTCCATACATTGCACAAGCAGAAACAAGCGACAATATCTTTTCCAAATACTGCTATCATTTCATCAATACACTCCATTGCTCCATCTCTGTTGTAATGTTGAGGATGATTGACCATGTCGATTTCATTATCATTTTTTTCTTCTTTAGGTTCGAAATAACTCAACTTTCCGAAAAAAGCTAAACCTCCCTCTTTAACTTTCCATCTGCACACGATACAAGGATGTTCACATTCTGATAAATATTCATATTTGCATTCATTGCATTTTTTTCCTTTTTTTGGCTTTAAGTAATCCATTTATTTCACCTCATCAAAATCCGAATAATATTCAACGCTTACGACTTCACCGTGCTTTGTTTGCAGTTCTATGATTCGTTTCTCTAGCTCTTTGTTTTGATACTCTAATGTTCTGATTCTTCTTCTGTATTCTTCATACTTGAAAATACATTTAGTCGCTTTATCTTGTTCTTCTTGAATCCTTTTTCCTACCAATATGCTATATAGAAGAAGTGTTGCACCACTTCCACATATAGCTCCACAAATCAAATTAATCATTTAATCCCCTCTCTTATGCTCTTAATATTTCCCTTCTCACTCGTTCCATTTCTTTCTGTACATCTGCATACGATTGATTGCTTTCTTGTGCATAGAATTTAGAATCAAGTTTTACAGGATTGTTCTTATTTCTTTTCATCCATTCATCATGAACCCACTTCTGAATCACTAGTGAATGGTTCTTGTATTTTTTTCCGGATGTTTCAATATACTCATCCAAAATCTTTATATGCTCATCTAATGAATCACCATATAAATCTAATAGGTGTGTGTGTTCTTTATCTGTTAATTGAACGTGTTTAAATTCTCCGTATTTGTGTTTACTTTGTGTATTAGTATTTAATTTATTAGTATTTGGTTTATTAGTATCTTTATAAGTGTAGGGGTTTTCAAGTACTTGAGTTTCAACACCTTGCTTTTCAATACCTTGATTTTCAAGGGGTTGAAAATCCACCTCTTGAGGATTCTCAAAAAATGTATATTGATATTGAATTCTATTGCTATTTTCATTAGGATATATCTTCTCTACTCTTAAATATCCATTCTTTTTTAATTCCTTAATTGCACTTTCAACTGAATCTTTCCCATCTTTTACAATTCCAACTAATCCCTTTACTGTATAATGCCAATCTTCCGGTAAACCAAGAACAACACTTAATAAGCCTATTGCTTTTAGTGATAAGCGTTTATCTTTTAAATGTGTATTGCTCATCACTGTATAGTTTCTGCTCTTAATAACTCTAATTACTGCTATTTTGCTCACCTCCAAGCACTACGACTTGTTTTAGGATTTCATCAATGATTTTGTCGGTGTATTCGATATAGCATTTTAATTGCACATCATTGAAATATCTGCCATCATTTTCTAATGCCATATATATTGCTATCAATCTTTCTTTGTTCAATCCGTCTTTTGTATAGCTTATATATTCATTTAAACCATTACATCCTGTTAATCTGTAAATAAACATTTCTGTAATATCATGAACTGTACACGCTTCATTAAATACATCCTTTGAATTTGTATCTCCTATGCTTCTTTCTGCAATTTGATAAAACAAGTTGAATTCATCAAAGTAAATTTGCTTTGCTACGTTTACTGCCATTTCTTGCTCTCTCATAAAATCTCTACCTCTATTCTTGGATTCACTTTATCCGTAAATACTGAATGATTCACTTGATTAATGTATTTCCTTGAATCATCCTCTAAAATTCCTGTTCTAACTAATGAATCTTGAATGAATTTAGTTGCAAATGTTACGTTATCAACATCACGCCTTGAATTCGGTTCATACCAATTGATATTTAATTTAATTGGGTAGTTCTTAACTTCGTAAATTTCACCAAAGTTTACTGCCTGTAAGATATAAGCCATAACTAATCGCTCATTCTTTTTCTTCATTTCTGCGCCTTTGTAGCGGTTCGTTCTGCAAGCATTAATATATTCATTCAATCCATCTAGTTTTCCTTTAATTACAAATTTTATTTTCTTCCACCTTGATTCCTTTATCTAAATAGTATTGAGTACTGATTCCTAATTGTTCTGCATAATCTAATATGCAATCAATTAAGACTCCCATTTGCTTTGTATCCATTTGTGATGAGCCTAGAAACAATCTACAATTCACAAATTCGTTTCCATTGTCTCTTATCTCAGTACCCAATATTTGAACTGCTCTAACTCCATGAGCTTGAGCCAACGAATCAACACCATCTTTCAACACTGAAACATAGGTGTATAAAGCTTTAGCCATTCTTAGAAATTCGCAATACATATCCCATGTATCGTTGTAGCTAGCGTTTTCGTTTTCGCTTATTTCCTTGATTAATGCCCACATAAGCCGATTCTGATTATTCGTACGTAAATGTTTAACCGAATCTATAATCACGCTATATGCCCCTTTTTCGAGTGTCTGAGCGTATGATTCGTATATTGGCTCAGTTAATTCAAATGTTATTTCTAGATTTCCATCTTCATTTCTTGATTTTCGGATGAAGTTACCTATCAACTTCGTTTTCAAAATCTCATTTGCTCCATTTCTTCAAATTTTTGAAGTCTAAACAATTCTTTTTGCTCTTCTGTGATTCCTAATTCTTCCATTTTTTTGACATCCGTCCATGAATCTTGATACGGATTGAAATTCTCATCCATGATGTAATTTTCTAAATCCTCAATCCTTTTAGCTTGAGAATAATAGATTTCTCTAGGATATGATTCTTGATTCGTGATAACATTGTATGAATGCATATTTACCTCCTATAGATAGTTTTTATGAAATATCTTCATAAATTCATTTCTTGTGTGTACTTCTTCAAATGCCTTTTGGCATTCCTTTTTAAGTTTCATGTCTAATTTGTGATTGAAATGTACTCCTTCACTGCTCATGTTGTGATGTCTAGCACATAAACGTACATAACAACCATGCTCAATAGACTTTTTTCTATTTGCAGTGCCGAAATAAATCTCATGTGTATGTAAATCTAAAGTTGAATCACATACATAGCATTTAGACATATCTTTTTGTAAGATTGACTTATCTCGTTTTATTTCCAAGTTACCTTAACACTAGATTTAACTTGTGTTTCCTTTGCTAATTGGTGCATAAGACCTAATTCATTCACTAACTTTGTATCAATAGTTGTTCTTGTGTATGGTTCTACATATGCAATTTTCACAACATCATTTTCAAATGATTTGATACCGTTCTTTTCCATTGCTTCTAAGATATTTTTCTTAATATCTTTTTCTAATTTGTCCATTTCCTTTTTGTATTCTTGAAATGATTTTAATTTACTTAATGCTTCCTGTTGAATTTCAATTTGCCCATTTGTTACGTTTACTAATTCCATTTTTCTTTCCTCCTTATGCTTTCGCATTTTCTTTGTAAATAGCTCCGTACGCCTTAATTAATTCCACTAGACCGTTTCCATTTAGATTAGGAATATCTTGTGAACTGATTTTATATTCGGCTTTTAAATGCTCACAAAACGCTTCTGAATGTGTATCAATTCCTAGCTTCTGTAATTCATTTTGCGCTTTAAAACACCTCATGCGAATTTCATTCAACTTGTCATTGTTTTCTGATTTCTGTTGTTTTGTTTGTGCATTTTGAATAGCTTCATGTTGCTCGTCTGTATCTGCGTCTTTTGTATCATCTAAGTTAAATAAACCGTTTAACGCATACTTTCTAGCATATGAACTGCATGAACCTGTTACTTGTGAAGCGTCCATTCCTTTTTTATTTTCTTCTTCTCTAGCCATTGCTTTTACTTGAATTAATTCATTTGAATCCCAATCGTTTAAGATTGTGTTTGCTACGACATAATATCTATCTTTAACGACTTCAATTTCATCAGTAAGGATTAGAGTTGCTCTATACTTAACACAAATCTTTTTTGCTTCTGCTAAGATATCCTCTGCCGACCTATAACTATATTTACCAAACTTGTTATATTGATTCTTCCCCACTTTCATTTCGTTTTGTATATGAGATAGCTTTTCATATACATTCATTTTCTTTTCTTCCATTCTTCCGTTTCTCCTTTTTTTCTGCTATAATGTATGTGTTCTTAATTTAAGAACGTCATTTCTTGTGTATGCGTGCTTTTGTCGAGTGCGCACCTCTTTTTTTTATTGAAATAACATTCCATAAGTCTTACCAAAACATGCGATAGTCATTAATAGAATCATAATTGTTGCGAATAACAGAATATTCACACACGTTGTGATTCTTTTTTGATATCTTTTTTCTCTTAAAAGTTCTTTTTCTTCCTTGCTTAAATGTATTCGTTTTGGATTAAATGGATAAATGTTCAATTCCATTTCTTCATCTTGAATACTGTTCATTCTTATATCTTCCATGTTTATCTCCTAAAGCTTTTTCTAAATTCCGGACAACATTTTAAGAATGTTTCTGTTGGAATTACATTTTGTGATACGTTCTTATAAATAAATGTGTCTTTCCAATCAATTCCATTGTCTTTCTTGTACTGTTCACGAACTGATTTCATAACTTTGTGAGCATAGTTTCTTTGAGTTTGTTCTTGAAAAACATCCCAATCAAACAATGAAACTAAATCATCTTTATTAAGCAACGCTTTATAATCAATAATCACTTGCATACACCTCCATTCTAGATTCACAAGTATTGATTTCATTTACCTCTTGTAAATCTCTCACATTCAGTTGATTAGCAATTTCTTTTGCTTCTTCACTGTCATGTGCTTCAACTTCGAACGTAACATTTGCAGTTACGTCGAAGGTTACGAAATATGTTCTAGTCATTTCATTCACCTCTTTTCTTCTTTTTTGGATTCGTTAAGGATACAAGCGATATACCCTTTATCGAATTCAGATAGCTCATAGTCTTTCTTTTCAAGTAAGCCTAGAGCTTCAAAAATTCTCTTATCTAGTATTGTTTCACCTCCATGACCTGTCATCATCAGTGCTAGTGGGTCAACTCTAGCAGATAAGCCTTTCGGCTTATTTCGACTAATTCATTAATGGTTCTGCATTTTGAGTGATTCGCTCAACTTGATTCAATTTGAATAAGTAAGCTTTTGCTAGGAAGAAATTGTTTTCGACTTTTTTCTTCTCCGTTTGTATCTGTATACTTCTTTGCTTTAGGTTTCCATAACTTTGTACAAGTTACTGCATGCTCACCTTTCTTAACTTTGAATCCCAGTTCTTTCCATTTTTGGAAAGTGTGGAGAGGTTCAAATTCTCCCATTCCTAGTACCTTTTTTTCATTTTGGATAATTTCTTCGTTTGTCATTTCTTGTGTCCTCCTTATTGATTAGCTTTTAATCTTTCTATTTCTTCTCTAAGCATTTGATTTTGCTTTTGAAGAATAATCTTTCTTGTAAATTCATTACTGAATTTATTGAACATTTTGTCTTTATATTCTTGTTGTCTTTTTCTAATTTCTTCTTGTGATTTCATTTCTTGTATCCTCCGTTTAGTACTCATTTGTACTCATTTGTAACTTACGTGTGTATTATATCCCACATTGTGTACATTGTAAAGCATAAATTGTAATTTTTGTGTACATTTATATTTTTAATGATAAAATGAAATAAAGGAGGTTATTTTTTTTGACTACAGGAGAAAGAGTAAAAGAGTTAAGGAATGCATTAAATTTAACTCAAACAGAGTTTGGTTCAAGAATTGGTGTTTCTAGAAATTCTGTTGCAAGTTATGAAAGTGGTGTTAGAAATATGAATGATTACATTCTTAAAAACATCTGTAGAACATTTAACGCCGATTATTTTTGGCTTACTGAAGGAATTGGAGATATGTTCTTGGATGTACCGGATAACACTATTGACGAACTCATAGAAGAATACCAAATCAATCCAAACCAAAAGCCACTTATCAAGGCTTATCTAAAATCAAGTGAAGAAACGAAAGAAAGGTTATTAGATTTCATTTATGGAATCATTAAGGAATTAGACAATGCGGAACAAAACTAAAACACCACCTATTCAACAAGGTGGAAGTAAGAAGAAAAAGATATTATTATGGTGTGCAATTATTATTGTCGTTTTTTATGCAATTATTGCTATTATGCCTAGTGAACCTCAAAAAAATCTTACATACACTGAAGAAATTGCAGAAAATTGGGATGTACCGGAAAAAGAAGTAAAATCTATTGTATCTGTTGCTAAAGAACTAGGAATCAAAAAATCAAAACTTCATATCACTCATTTAAATGAGGATTCTTGCACAATTAAATATATAGACACTGATATTACATTTAATATTAAAGATGATACTGTAAGCACTGTTAAAAAGGATGAAACAGTATTCTATGAAAATGGTTCAGTCACTAGAATGCCTAGAACTGTTATTATGACACAAGCAGAAAAAAAGGCTTTATATGATTGGGTAAAAATGGCAATCGCATTACATTCAGATTTCAATATATCTGAATTAGATAAAATCTCAAATTTTGATTGGATTAAACAAGATAATTCATATGCAGTAAAAGGATACGCATATGTAGATGATAAGAAACTTGGCTTTGTCATCACTTGTGATTGGACAGGAAACACTGATGAAGCACCAACTTTTAAAGAAATACAATGGTTTCAAAACTAAAAAAGAGCGAAATTAATCGCTCTTTTCATCTGTGGAATTTATCCAAATCCGTTGAGTATACTCATAAACTCTTGCCACTTCTTTTTCTTCTAACTCTTCTAACATTCTATTAATTAATACATACATTTCATACTTCGTCACGTGGCTTCCCCCTTTCTTTATAGTTTTTAATAACTCTAAGGTTATTACGAATATAACTATATTTCAAGGGTAATTTTTAGTTCTAAAATTTGTCTTTCTCCATAAATTGTACAATACCTTTATCGGCTTGAGGTAACCAATGAGCATATACTGAAAGTACTGTATCGAGGTTATCACCTAATCTTTTCGCAATGTCATAAACTGAGAAATTCACTATTCCATCTGTAACCATATTATTAATCATATAGCTTGCGCATGAGTGCCTTAAATCATGTGTTCTAATAATAGGTATCTGCTCATCCTTCTGTAACTTGATATTTGTTATTCTGATTACACGCTTTAATTCATCTTGTACTCTATTCACATAGAACGGTAGTGTAGTTCCGAAAATATAATCATCTGCATTTGCGTGTATCTTCTCTTTAAATATCTTGTATTCATCAACTAAGAATTGTGGCATAGTAATTGTTCTATAACTGTTATTTGTTTTAGGCGTTGTAGCCTTTCTAAGAGCATTTGACCACGTTTTGCTTATCTTTATAGTGTTATTAATAAGGTCAACATCTTTCCATTGCAGAGCCAACGCTTCACCTATTCTCATGCCCATGTAGAATTGATTCGTAAATAACAAATGAAATACATCTTTTTCTTCATTTACAATAAATTTGTTGAATTGTTCTACTGTCCAATATTTCATTTCTTTTTTCTTTTCGTTGGGGTCTTTTTTTAAATCAATCTTATTGCATGGATTCGTTTGAATATATCCTTGCCTTACTGCATAATTTAATACTGCTCTAAATTTCGCATAGCAATTTACCATTGTAGAAAAAGACATTGATTCTAATAATTCATTTATTACAGATTCAATTTCGCTTGTTGTAATCTTTCTAATTTCACATTCTCCCAACTTATCTTCCCAAAGTGTCAATATAGCTCTTTGTGTTAAGTATGAGCTTTCCTTAATCCTCTTTTCCGAGTATACTTGATATTGATAAGATAGTTCATTGAATGTGATAGTTGCATTTGGCTCTTTCAAATTTTCTTTGAAGATAATCTCTGCTTTTATAGCGTCTTTCTTTTTTTCAAAACCACGCTTCTTATATTGCTTGGTTTTAGCATTCAATTTGTATGAACCATAATACATCCATTTACCTGTTGTTTCATCTTTTTTAACTGCCATTTCTTGCACCTCTTTTTCTACATCATACACAAGAAAAAGGATAAAAAAAAGGCATAATTCATGAAAGAATATGCCAAAAATATGCCAATATTCCTATATATGCTTTATATATAGGCTTTTATCTATTATACCATATTAAAATGGCTTGAGCACCCTCAAGCCACTATTTATTAAAATGAAATCCTTTATATTCAGCACTCGTATTTGTACATGCATTTACAAGTGTGTCTGACAAAATTTTTAAATCACTTTCATTTACACCCTCATGATAAATTACATCCACAAGTTTGTCTTCATCATCATACGAAGAAGTTAATCCATTTTCAGCAATTTCTGTTTGAAATTGTTTAGCCGCCTCCTTAGAATCAAAACTATATGTAAGTGTGACCGGAAGAATTTCTTCTTCAGCCTCTTTAAATCCCATAATATCCGATTCCATATTTTTTAATGGACTTACACTTGGTTGAATCTCTTTTTCAATAGGTTCATCAATATCTGGGCATAAGAATTCATCTAACTCTTCCTGTCTTTGTTTATCACGACGTACTTTGCCAACAACTGCACATGCGCCAACTGTAATGGTTGCAGCACCTACTAAAAATTTAAAAAGATTCATAA